AAGGATTTGATCCTCAATCAAATGATTATTATGCTGAAGTTGATAAAAGAATAAGACTTGAATTTCCGCACAAATTTGATAAGGTAGGGGACACTTCTACAGAAAGAGCAAAACCTGCTCAGAATGTAGCTTCGGCTAGACGTTCAGCCTCAACAGGACGCAAAAAAACTGTACGACTCACGCCTTCACAGGTAGCAATTGCTAAAAGATTAGGTGTGCCGCTAGAAGCTTATGCAAAACAACTAAAAATCACGGAAGGAGCATAAAATGGAAAATGATAAAATAAAAACCTCACGTGCGAGCCAAACAAGAGCGAAAGCTGAAACAAAAAAAGTTTGGTCTCCACCTAACTCACTTGATGCACCACCAGCGCCAACTGGATACAGACATCAATGGATACGTTCTGAGATACTTGGAACATCAGATGCTAAAAATGTAGCATCATCTTTGAGAGAAGGATGGGAGTTAGTGAGAGCTGACCAATATCCAGAAACTCAATATCCAGAGATGACAGAAGGCAGATACGCTGGAATAATCGGAGTGGGAGGCCTATTGCTGGCTAGGATACCCGAAGAGATTGCGCTTCAAATCGATGCTTATTATAAAACGCAAAACGATGCAAAAGAAGAAGCAGTAGATAACAATCTTATGAAGGAACAGCACCCCGGTATGAAATTCCAAAAGGAATCTAATACTCGTGTAACTTTTGGTGGTACAAAGAAATAGTCTTATAACAATTTCTAAGTCCAACAAAATAAATTAAACCGTACTGGAGGCCCTTCGGGGCAGGTACATAAAAGGAAAAAAACTATGGCAAACACAAACACAGATGGATTTGGTTTAAGAGCTGTAATGACTGTTGGAAATACTCCAGCAACGTCAGGACAATCTGAATACCCAGTCCAAACAGCGCCAGGTGTTGCGTTATTTAAAGGTAATCCAGGTTCTCTGCAAGATGCAGGTAACACAGGATTCTTGCAAGATGCAAGCTTTCTATTAACGGACGATGGCGGAGCCGGCGGTACAAACTTTGCAGGCGGTACTGATGCTAACTTATTAGGTGTTATTAACGGTTTCTTCTATATAGATGGAAACGGTAAACCTACATTTGCTAACTCAGTAGCTGCTGGTCAAACAACTAGCGTCGACTACAATACAGGATCTAATAATATTACTGGATTCGTAATCGATAACCCACAACAAGAATATGTTGTAAGAACAGACGCAGCAATCGGAGGTAGCGCAGCAGCGGTACAAGCGGCTATGGGTCTTGACTACAACATTAAAAGCTTTACAGCAGGAAATGCTAAAAGTGGAATGTCAACTGCATTACTAGAAGTTGGTGCTGCAGGCGCAAATGACATGTTCACAATGGTAAGAGTTGCTGGAACGCCTAATCAATCAGATGGTCAAGCAGCTGGTTGTGATGTTGTTGTAACAATTAACCCTGCTGCAGCGCAGTATAACTAATACAAATAGGAGTATATAACTATGGCAATATCAAGAGCACAACTAGTTAAGGAACTAGAGCCAGGTCTAAATGCACTATTTGGACTTGAATACAAAAACTACAGCGAGCAGTGGACTGAAATTTTCGACACTGAAACATCTGACAGAGCTTTCGAAGAGGAAGTAATGTTAGCCGGTTTCGCAAACGCGGCAGTTAAACCTGAAGGACAGGGTGTAACTTTCGACGATGCACAAGAAACTTTCACAGCTCGTTATACTAACGAAACAGTTGCATTAGCATTCGCAATCACAGAAGAAGCTATTGAAGATAACTTGTATGACAGACTTGCGTCTAGATATACAAAAGCTTTAGCAAGATCTATGGCGAGTACTAAAAATATCAAAGGTGCAGCAGTATTGAATAACGCATTTGATTCTACTTTTGCTGGTGGAGATGGTAAGGAGCTTTGTGCTACTGACCACCCTACATTAGCTGGTACATTTTCAAATGAGTTAGCAACAGCGGCTGAACTTAACGAAACTTCATTAGAACAATCGTTAATTGATATTAATGCGTACACTGATGAAAGAGGCCTAAAAATTGCGGCTACAGGAGTTAAAATGATAATTCCTTCAGCTCTTCAATTTACTGCTGACAGACTTATGAATTCTGCAGGCAGAACTGGCACAGCTGATAACGACATTAACGCAATCAGAAACATGGGAATGATATCTGGTGGATATGTAGTTAATAACTACTTAACTGCTGCGAAGAAGTTCTTCATTAAAACTGATGTGCCTAATGGTCTGAAACACTTCAACAGATCACCTATCAAAACTTCAATGGAAGGTGACTTTGATACAGGTAACGTTAGATACAAAGCGAGAGAAAGATATGTATTTGGATTTTCTGATCCAAGAGGTATCTTTGGTTCAAACGCAACGTAATC